GACCAAGGTCAAGAAAATGATCTTGTGCGCGAATCCTGTCATTACCCCCGAAGTCACCCCTGAAGTCGACCCTGTAGTCAGCGAGCCAATCAAAGCAGACGACTACCAAGTCGGCGGCAACCACTACAAAGACATGGGAGTTCCACCGTGGGATGTCATCGAAGCAACGCTCACACAGTCTGAGTTTATTGGCTTTCTGAAGGGCAACATCATCAAGTACTCGATGCGCCAGGGTGTGCGCGGAGAGGTCGACTCCCAGAAGTGCAAGCACTACATCATCAAGCTCGATGAAATGCTCCGGAGCTGGGGCTGGGGCAAAGTCTAATTACTTAAAAACCTAAACGAGGAGTAACACATGAACCTATTCGATGACATCACCAGCGACAGCACCGACGAGGCCCAGCCCGTCATCCGCTATCACTCCAAGGCAGTCCCTACAGTCCCTTTGAGTCATCCAGACTTTGTCTACTACCCGGCCGCGGCTACCGACGTGACCCGAACGTGGCGTCGGTTTGGCTGGACGCCTGTGCAACGAGAGGGTGTCCAATAAATGGACACCCTTAAAGCTGCGCCAATGTGTCAGGTTTGCATGCGCATGCCAGGCACCTATAAAGTGATGCTTGCCCCCGGCAAAGGGTTTCGATGGAAGTGCGAGCCGTGCTTCCTTCGCAAACGCCCCGAGGGCTTCCACACCGACACCAAAAAGGACTGACATGCGACCACGTTCTAACGCCTCTGCCAACACCATCAAGGTCAACTATAACCCTGTAGAAACATTAGGGTTAGTCCTAAGTGACTTCCTGATCCAGCATGACCTAGCATGGTCAGATGAACTGCGCAAAGCTTGGGAAGAGGCGGATCGCTACTACCGTAAGCTAGATGTCACGTCTGATATGTGACTGCAACATTCATCTGCGATCCTAATAAGGCCGATCCGGCACCATTTTTGGAGTTTTAGATGAAGGTCACAATCACTTTTGAAGCAGACGTCCAAGACGTCGACATGGCAAGCTTGCAGGACTTCGTGGACGGCATCAACCACAAAGACACCGTCAAGATCTACTCAGAGCGCATCGAAGCCGAATATGGACTTGATGACGCTGAAGAAGGCGAAGAGGATGCAGAGGGCTACGACGCTGAAGCTGAAGAAGGCGAAGTTGCTGAGGAAGACGAGCAGACCGACCAGTAATTAGGTCTGCGAGGCCGGAGCGGGGACCTCCCCGCTCCGTTTTTTAACCAGGAGAAAGAAGAGTGAACGAGTTAATCGAAGAGATTGAAACGCTGAAGGCAATTATTGCCGGCCTTCAACAGCAACTACTGCGCGTTGGCAACCAACAGGATGTCCTCAAAGCCGCATATCTCGCTGGCCAAATGGCTAAACCCGTCAAAACCTTTTCCGGCAATAAGCCCAACTACGTCATTCCGCAGGAAACATTCGACCTGACAGAGTCGGATATCAACCAGCTCATCACAGAGTACGGACTCACAGTGGTTGACGGGGACATCTACGCCTTTGCACGGGGCCTGGAACACGCTTCACGGACCAAGCAGCCATGACACGCGACGACATCATTTTCATGGCGCGGGAGGCTGGGTTGCATTTTTACGTCAGCGACCTGAATGAGGAACTTTACGTCAACATCGTTGAACGCTTCGCCGCCCTTGTCGCCAAGCACACCATGTTGAACATCGACCCCAGCAAATTGATGTCTCATCAAGAGGGCTTTGAAGCAGGGCAATTGTCGGAACGCGAAGCCTGCGCCAAGTGGGCTGACCTTGTGGCGAGGGAGATCGACAACACGAACAACACCGCTAATTACATTGCATCCGGTATCCGCGCAAGGGGAGAGAAATGAAATACGAAGACATCAAAGACTTCAAAGAGCGTTGCGAAGAGCACCCGGATCATCAGACTGGAATGATTTCCTACAGGATGATTGAGCAACGGCTGGAAGAAGAGATTGAAGAGTTGCGGGAGTACATTGAGCAGCGCCCGTGGGTCGGGCTGACGGATGATGAGATTAAAGAAATTATAGGGCCGTGGGGGGATACGCCAATCAAAGGCTATACCCGCAAACTGTTTGACCAGATTGAAGCCAAGCTCAAGGAGAAGAACAATGCTCCTTAAATACGGAATCCTCGACGACGAAGGCAATGTAATCCGCTGGGTCTGGCATATGCCGCCATATCCTCACGTGGTTGTCAAAGTCAAACGCAAACAAACACCCAAACTCGACTTGTCTAACCTACCAGACGCTTTATTTTGAAAACTATCATCCACGTTAACCAGCACGTTGTCCGGGCCAACGCTAAGAACGGAGAAACAAACCCCGTCCTCACGGTCAAAACCTACAAAAACAACCGCTACTGCCATGAAGCCCTGATCCACGGACCAAGCAAAGTCGTCTACTCACCCGACAAACCCCTGTCCTGCGGTGCCAAGGTATGGATCGAAACAGAATCTGAGGTGGAAATTGCCTGATCAAAGGCTTTTCGAGACGCCCACACCCACCGCCTGGCTCGCGGTCATCGAACCACGGACCACGGAACATCTCCACGTCCAAGCCCTGGCCATGCACAAAAGCTGGTTTTCCCCTACACTACTCACTCACGCGCAACTCATCCCACTCTATAGAAAGGAAGAACTCATGTTTATAGACAAAACCCCCGAAGACGAAGCCTTCGAAGCCCTCGAACGCGCCCAAGCCAGCCTCCCGCCGTTCAAAGAACCCTCACGCCACCCCGCCGACGTCCAAACCGAATACAACCTCTACAAAGCAGGCGTCCAAGACCTACAACAAAAACTCGCCGAACTAGAGGCCAGCTACTCCATCATCTGCGAACACAGCTCCAAACTCGAAGCCATACTCAAAAAAACCCAACGCGATCTCGACCAGTGCCAGAAATCATGGCTCACGGCGCTCCTCTTCCGCCTAGGGCTGATGAAATGAAACTCAACCCCAACAACAAATCCAACGCCGTCCTCGACCGCATCCAAGCCTACTTCCAAACCAACGGCGAAAGCACCGTCGGCATGATGTACGTACAAGGCATCAGCGTCATCACCATCGAAGGCGCACTCCAACGCCTCATGCGACACAAACTCATCACCCGACGACAAGTCTGCATCAAAGAAGGCAGCTCCCGCGTCCTATGGGCCTACCGCCTCACCGACCAAAAAGAATCCCTCGTCACCTTCACCCCAGAACCCCGCCGACCAAAAAGCCCATACACACCACGCGACCGCGACCGCAGCAAAGAACACTCCAAACGCCACTCAACAGCCCCAGATACATGGACCATGGACCAAGAGCCAGAACACTACAAACTCCTGCGCACGCTCCCCCTGCCCCCGTTTGAAGGCTATCCAGAGCTGGAACTGGAGGAACAGGGATGAAACGCCCGCAACTGGACTTGCTATGAAATGCCCAAAATGCTCCGCCAAGACCCGGACAATAGACACCCGGCAATACATCGAACCTAACGCGGACTTCTACTGGGTCTTCCGCCGCACCAGATGCAACGAATGTCTCACCATTACCCGCACAGTCGAAGTGCCCCAAGAAACATGGACCAAGGTCTTCGACTTCTACAACGCTAACCAACCCTCTAACACCGACACCGACACCGAACAGGACCCCCCAAATGCTTAAACCCGCCTCCTTCTCCACCGACGAACCCCCAGTCGAAATCACCGATATTCCCCTCAAGGAATACATCAACAGCCTACGACGACGCATCGAAGTCCAAAACTGCCAAATGGAAACCCTCGCACAACAAGTCCACGAGGCAAGGAAAACCAAAAACGCCATGACCGAACTCTTCTACCAAAACGTCCGACAACTCCAAGCGGACATGTACAAGCTCAACAACCCAACCTAACCCCACTAACCCATGAAACCCCGAACCAAACCCCCAGACCCACCAAAGGACGACGACGAACCCTCCGAATACCCAGGGCTCCTCCAGCTCTACCGCATCAAAGTCAACGACATCGACTACCTCCTTTTCGGCCCACCTCTTACACTAAAACCCGAAACCCTCACAGCAAACATCCAAAACTTCCAAGTCGGCGAACTCATCCCAGCCGAAACACTACTGCGATCCCTACGCCTAATAGCCAGACGGGAAACAGAGGAACGGAACAGAGAATGGATGCAGTAGAAGGGGAAACCGTTATGGATCAAGGGGTTAGGTTCATTTGTCACGGACCAAGGACCACGGGGCTTACGGCAAAAGGGGGTTTACATAGACTGCTGGCTAGAATTTGAAATTTTTTTTTTTTTTTGTGGGAATAGACGTAATAGACGTAATGACGTAATAAGTGAATGAAATCAATGGGTTAGAGCTACACACTCCATCACACTATGTCTACAGACGTAATTCTTATAAAAATCGCGCGCACCTCTTTTTTGAAAAAAAAAAAACTTACTCTTGGGTAAAATACTCTATAGGAACCTGAAAAAATGAACAAAGGCGGTCGTCCAACCCGGGTCAGCAAGGTTTTGACCCAAAAAACCATCCCTAAGACCTTTGCCGGGTCGGTAAATGACAAATTAGCGACACCTGTCCCTAAGTTTGAGGACCAAAACAAGCCTCTGACCCCCAGAGAGTGGAAATTTGTACAGGAGTTTGTCGCGGGCTGCGGAGAGGTCACTCTAAAAGAAGCCGCGATCCGTGCTGGCTATTCCGAGCCCCGCGCAAACCAGCACGGGACTGACCTGACCAATCCGAAAAAAAACCCGCACATTGTTGCTGCGATCCAGGAATACCGTAGTCAACTTTCGCAACGGTACGGGACGACATATGAACGGCATATGCGGGATATGCAGACAATCCGTGACGCGGCTCTCGCCGCGGGGGCATACGGCGCTGCCGTACAGGCCGAATATCGCCGTGGCCAGGCCCTGGGGACGATCTACGTGGATCGCAAAGAGATCCGCCATGGCACGATTGACTCAATGAGCCGCGAGGAAGTAGAGCGCAAGCTGGCAGAACTAAAAGCCATGTATGGCGGACCGCCGCCAAAAGAGATCATTGACCTTCCGATGACGGAAGTGGGCAAGTCGCTTGAAGTGGACCCGCCGTTTGACCCAACGCAAACCCTAAAGGACTTGAGTGAAGCCAGAACAATCGTTGTACAACCGCTTGCGGGAGAACTTGCCACTTTGTCGGATGACCCGGATTGAATCCCGCGTCAATTTGGGGATCCCGGATGTTCTGATCGCGTTTCGCAAACCCGCTAAGTTCGTGATGCTTGAGCTGAAGGTTGTAAAACGCGGTAGGCAAGTGGCCTTGAGCCCGCACCAGGTTTCCTTTCATATGGCGCATGCGGAAATTGGGTGCCCGACGTTCATCCTGGTTCAGTATCACCCGCCTGGGACGGTCAATGTGGCAAAAGCAGAACTTATGCTGTACCGCGGCGGACAGGCCGCGATGCTGTTGCGTGACGGCATTGATCTTGAGCCGTTGGAGTCCTGGCCGGCCAGCGGTCCAATCTGGAACATGATGCACTTACGGTTGACGGAGTCTCAAAACAAGTTATAGTGGCGGCTCGGGTTCAACGGTTGAGCCCGACCCAGAAAGGAGAAAGCAGATGATCTTGATTACGAAGACATGGGAAGAAACGACCTACGACGATGATGGCGACCCCCTTATTGACGATGGCGGGTTCGAATTTGAGGATGAGCCCTTCGAGTTCCGTCACTTGGTTGACGAGCTGCGGATGCACCCGATGCCCTCATCCTGGCCGTTGGAAGGCTCCACATTCGAGTGGGTTTCGACTGAGCCAGAAATGGACAGGTACGGGGTTTGGCGGCAGACCTCAGTCCACTACGCGCAAAAAAACCCTACGCGCAATGCGAAGTATTGGCGTTGGGCATTGAAGGCCGCGGGCCTGATTAAGGGGACCGCGAAATGAGTTGGCACTATTTTCAGGGACTTGCGGTCGGAACCGTGTTCGAGTTCAACGGCAATCATTTTGTAAAGCAGAGCTTTAGGACAGCGAGGATGATGGAATATGACCAGCGGGTGTTCTATTTCGGAATGAAGGCCGTTGTCACAATTGAAAAAAATGAGGTGACGCAATGAGGCGCACCGGAAAGGCCCCGCGCTGGGCCAGCAAAACCATGAAAAAACCGCCTGCGCGATTGGGGGGCGAGACCAGGACGAATGCACTGCCAAGGGCAGAACTTCGCGAACGGCGGTATGCCCGCAACAAGGCGGACTTCAAGGCCGCGATGGCCTACCTGGCCCGCTGGCTGGCCTTCCGGTCTCTGATTGGGGGGATGTTCAAGTAGCCGCTTGACAGGCGGCACAATAGTCTCTATAGTCTTCAAACCGGGCGCCGTCCCGGGCATTCAACCCTTTAGAAAGTGAGAAAGACATGTCAGTCAAATCAGCAGAACTGTTCGAGCAATTGTCCACCCAGCTGGCGAAGGATGTTGCCGATAAGGCCATCATGGAGATGGACCTGACCGATATCCTCGCGGACAAATTGGATTACGCCGCAATTTCGGAAAAAACCATGGCCGAGCTGGATTACACGGACCTGGCCAATGAGGTACTTAATCATCTTGACTACACGGACATTGCCAGCAATCTGGACATGTCGGACCTGGCCCGCGAAGTGTCGGACGAACTCGACCTGGACGATATCGCTGACAACTTGGACGTCGAGAAAATTGCCAGAACGATCCGAAACAATCACGCGGATGAACTCGCAGTCGAAGTCGCAGGGCACCTCGCTCGCTCTGATTTATTGCTGGATTACATGGGCCAGATCGCCGATGATCGGGTTGCTTCGGTCACCGACTTTCTGATCCCCGAGGCGCGTCGGGCTGTCCTGGCCGCGGACGTGGCGGATAGGCTTAAGCAAAGTGACGACATGCGCGCCATGTTCGCCGAGATCGCTCGCCAGCTGGTGCGCAAAGAAGTTCGCTCGCTGTTTATCGACCTAGTCAAGATGATGACCAGTCCAGAACAGTGGCGCGGGGCTGCTCAGGAGGGCCCGGTTGACCTGGGCGAACTTAGGCTCGAACCCGTCCAGTCGACTTGACCAGCTGCGCAACATTAGTTTATTGTTCGAACACGCCGGGCGCGTTGCCCGGCTTAACTCAGAAAGGGATAGCAAAATGGCTCATATGATCGATGAAACTACCGGACGCGCTGCGATGGCCTACACTGGGCATACCCCATGGCATGGCCTGGGCCGCGCACTAACCGCTGGGGCCAGTATTGAAGAGTGGACACGCCAGGCGGGCCTGGAATATTCCGTCCTGGAGTCCGCGGTGGAATATCAGACCCCGGCCGTTACTGGTCACCAGGTATGGCCGGCCCGCAAAGTCCTGCATCGCAGCGACACGGGCGCACCGTTGGCCGTTGTCAGCAAGGATTACCACGTGGTGCAGCCGAGCGAGGTCATGGGGTTTTTTGCTCGCCTGGTCGACGTCGGCGGGTTTCAGTTGGAAACCGCGGGCGCATTGTCGGACGGGAAGCGAGTGTGGGCCCTGGCCCAGGTCGGAGAGGCCGCACCCGTTCTGGACGGGGACCTGGTCAAGCCTTACTTGCTCCTGGGCACGTCCTATGACGGGACCATGGCCACGGTTGCGAAGTTCACCGCGATTCGAGTGGTTTGTAATAACACGATAACGGCAGCGGTCGGCGGCACGGCTTACGGCCGCGGGGTGAAGGGCGAGCTAGAGACTTCGAAGGGATATCTGAAGTCGGCCGTGCGAGTGTTGCACTCAGAGCGATTCGATGCTGAGGAGGTCCGGCTGCAGCTGGGCATTGTGACTAGCGAATTCGAGCGTTTCATGGTGCAGTCGCGTCAGCTGGCCGGCGAGCCCATGTCAGCTGAACAGGCGGACGAATTCGTCCAGGCGTTGCTGCAGCCTTATCACCAGGGCAAGTCGGACATTCGCGAGTCGAAGGCGTTCAAACGCACCATTGAGTTATTCAACGGCGCGGCCATTGGTGCGGATATCCCAGGC